CGTTGCTAGGAATGTCTTTGCCCAGCTCTCTGCCATTTTCTTTAAGTCGCTCATTAGCTTCTCCTTCGAGGTTGAAATAACTGCCATCTTTGTCTCCCAAAGTTGTGAATGAAATATGGAAATGCGAGCGGTGAGGATTAGCGCCTTTGTAGGCTCTACGCTTCCATCCGAGTATCGGACTCATAATCTTGCCATCGAAAATAATATAAGCGATTCTCTTATCGCCCTTCTTGGCTAACTTGCGAATCTTCTCGACTAGCGCGTAAGCCTCTTCTTTGTGAGCTGATAAATCAGAATCTACATCTATTGCTCTAACGATTCCTGACTTAGCGTCTGGTATATGGTCAGAAGTGCCTTTAGCAAGATGCCTAGCGTCAGCAATCCAGCCATCAGACTTACGATCCCTATCAGGATAATCGTCATCGATTTGCTCTCGAAGCTGAATACCTGCTGCACATAGTTTCGCCATTATCTTTATAGATTGTTCTACTTGCCTAGTTTTAGGCCGTCAGGAATAGGCTCTGAGTAATCCCATTTTTCAATGTATGCGCCAAGTCCATCTGAATCATCAGCCAAAACAATACCTAATCTATTAAAGGGCGACTTTGGCGTAATCTCTGGATATGCCTCAATAATTTTTTGCCATAATTCCATTTTTATGCTCCTAAATATTGAACCTGAAAGAAAGTGTATGCTTCTCCAGAAGTTATACTTTTGCTAGTTCCTGTATTTTGGTAAAATCTTAGTTCAACATAATCTGTCGCAGCTAAATCTAAAATTTTATTTATACTTGAATTATTTTCTTCGACAGTCAAAGCATCTTGCGCATCTACTGCCTCAACAGTTGAACCATTTTTTCTTAATTGCAGAAATACATAAGCGCCACTTCCAGGAATATTCATAGCCGCTTGCCCAATAATTAAATACTTGCCGCCTTTGCCAGAAGGTATTGTAATTCTGGAAGCGTTAGTCACATTGCTATGAAAGCCATCAGTGTCAAATATTTCATCTTCAAATACTAAACTCGTTGTTGTGTTATTTGCGATGCTTTGAGTTGAACCGCGATAGACATAGCAACCAACAAAACTTCCAGCAGCAGGCGCAGCCCATTTTAACCCTGTTGTTTCAGCAGAATCCGCCGTCAGAACTGTTCCATTTGCTCCAACGCCTAATCTTGCATCTGCGGTGTCAAAAGTAAATAAATCGCCCTTAGTTGTAAGAGGCGTTTGATCTGCTGTAGTTCCCCATTCTGGAGCAGTTCCACCAGCATTAACTTTTAATACTTGTCCAGCAGTTCCAATACCAACTCGAGCCTTAGCAGTTGAGCTAGTGTAATAATCAATATCTCCAGCAGTAGTTCCTGGGTTTAGATTCTTAACTGTGGTATCAGCAGATGATCCGAGTGTGCGGATAGCAGCTGCGCCATCTTTGACTAAATCCGTATCATTGGGCGTAGTCCAAGAGTAATTCGTTGTGGTTGCCATTTAATCTCCTATGCAACTATTGTAGCGTTGAGCCAATCCAAAGTCGGGCTTATTGTATTCCAAGTCTCGGTCGCTGGGACTGAGTTCCATCTGAACGCCTGAAGGCTGAAAGCAATAGGCGATACATTTAGAGTTAGGTTTAGCTGATTTAGGCTGGCAGTCCAAGTCCATCCTTCGACAAATCCTTGGAATTCTCCACCGACCATATTTGCTGGCAAATTAACAATATTAAGCGGTTGGCCCATAAATACGCCAAGAAGGTTATCTCGGTCAGAATTGTCGATTTCACCGCTGGCTATTGGGAAGGTTATCTGTCTTAAGGCAAATTGAGGGTAGGCGCGGATTAGTAGGTAGAATGCAGCTTGGGCCGTTGCATCTCCTACATTCCGAAGTGTGGTCGATATGGTAGAGGCTAAAAGGCCAAACTCAGATATTGATGCTAAATCTTCATCTGTTACTTCTGAGCCTGAAGTTCCGTAGCCAATAGTTATAGAATTTCTAACATCCCCAGCTCTTTTAAGAATTGAAAGTCCGGGCCCAATTGAATGATTGCCATCCAAATCAACATAGCCATTTGTTGCTAGGTATTGAAATCTATGGGTTGAATCCGCATAACCGATACGGCCTTGATTATCCTCGTATAAATATCCAAGTCCGCTAGTCGCAAAGCGAGCAGCAAGGTTATAAACTGTATCATTTAAATTATTCTCTGAATGAAGTTCATAATCCCCTGGAGTATCAATTTCTCCAAGTCCGCTATTTTCTGCATCTTGCCATTGAACTAATGGGTCATAGCTATTCCAAGTTTCGGCGGCGGGGACTTCATTCCATTGATCAAATAAGACTGTGCTAAGAAGCTCTTCAATTCGGTCTCCATCAAATTGATGAGCAAAGTTGCCTGTATAAACGGCGCGATTAAGCCTTGCCAAAGCTCCAACGGCTACTATTTTGATTTGCTGACTTGTTGCGGTAGAACCAGAATATTGAACTGTTATGCCTAAATCAGTAATAAAGCCACCAAATAGATTTACATAGGCAGCAGCAGAATTTTGAACCTCAATTGTTACTGCATCATTAACTTCAAAGGGTATCGCTGCCTCAGCAGTTTCAATAAGTGTTAAATTGCAATAACCAGCAATTGGCTGAGAATAAATATCTGTGCGACCAGAAGTAATACTCAAGCCACTTAGAGTCGCGCTAGTTACTGTAGATCCATTAACCTTTACGCGATAAACGGGATTCCAAGCGGTCATTGAGGACTCTGGGTAACTAGGCTCGAGCCACCGCCGCCAGTTCTGCGCTCTGTATTATTGAGCGCTAAAATAACTGCTCTGGTAAATCCTTCTTCATCAATAGCTGATGGAGCATTTACATTGATTACAATTCCTTCAGCTGCGGTTGAAACATTAGTAGCATTACCAGCTTTTCTAGCTTCAATTCTTGCTCTGATTTCTGCAGTCTCTGCAATTAACTCATCTGTTCTATCAGCGCTATCAGCAATTCTATTTGCATAGGCTTGCGCGTCGGCTTCATCTAAACCAGCTGGAACTAATATGCGGCGACCTCTAACTGTATAAACCTTTGGCCCACCTAGAGTTCCTGGCAAATCAGAAGCTGATACGGAAGTTCCCACACCACCGCCACCGCCGCCACCACCGCCGCCAGCTGCGCTGACTACGACTGGACGACCAAGTTCATCAACTTCATTAGTTCCACCAGCAGTGAGGAAACTTGAAGTCTGAAAACTTGAATTACTAAAAGGATTTATTTTACCTAAAAATTGAGTAAGCGGATTATTCTTAATGAAATCTACAAATTTCTTATAAGCGGCGTATAAATCCTGAAAGAAATTGACCGCCTTTCCTACGATATTTACCAAAGTAGTGAATGTAGTAACTATTCCATTTACCGCTTCTTTTAAAGCACCGGTCAAAATAGGGACGATATATTTATTCAAGAAATTCCAGATAGCAGTAAATTCTTCTTTATTTTCATCTAGGGCTTTTGTTAAGGGTTCAAACTTCTTTCTTATTGACTCAACTGCTGGAGCAAGATTGTTATTAAATTTATCTAAAAGATTGGTCAGAATAGGAAGTAATCTAGCCCCGACTGATTCTTTAGCTTCATCAAAAGCGACCTGCAATCTTGCGACTCTGCCACTAAAAGTATCTGCCTGAATGGAAGCTTGTCCGCCAAAGGTTTCCGCTAATTGAGCCGTTACATCATCAAAACTCATTGATTTAAGTTCAGCAGAAGATAGGCCAATGCCTAAACGACTCAGGGCTGAAGTATTGCCGTCATAAGCCCTAGCTAATGATTGACTTACTGCGTCTAGGTCTTTTCCTGATCCTGCGGCTATATCTAAGGCTAGTGTCTGTAATTTCTGAGCCTTCTCAACATCATTTGTGGCTCTAACTAATTTTTCAAAAGAAGGTCTTAATTTATCATCGGCAACTCCAGTCGCCAAAGACATTTGAAGGATTTGATTTTCAACGGCTTTTATCTGTTCTTTTGTTGCGCCTGTTGTATTCTCTAAGGTTTTGGCTAACTTTGCTTGAGCCTTTTCATCTTCAATGGCAGCTTTAACTCCATCGACCAATAACTTCCCAGCATAAGCAGCTGCTGCTGCTGCTGCGACCGCAAAAGCTGCTGCTGCCTTTTTTCCAAATTCTCCCAGCTTGTCGCCAAAGCCTTTGACTTCTTGCTCTCCTTGGCCAAGCTTTTTCTTCAAATCATCAACATCAGCAAGGATAGATAACTTAAGCGTTCTATTACCAGCCATTTGTTATCCCCATTTCTTTAAGATTGTAGCAAAAGCTTCTTCCCACTTGCGCACTAATTCAGGCTGAATCTTGCGAAGTGTCGGGTAGATAAAGTAGCCAGAATTGCCGCGTCCGCGATTGGGAGTTCTTCTGGGGAACTGGCGATAGCGGTTACTTCCAAATTCAAGACCTGCCCAGAGCTTCTGTGTTGTTGCGCCACCAGAAAACCTCTGAGATGCAAAGCCATATGAGAATTCACCGATTTTGGATGACTTGCTGATTCGGACACCTTCGGCGACTCTCCGAACACCAGCACCCGAGACCTGTCGTCCCAGCGCGCTGACTTTGATTTGATTGGCGGCGTAGGTTGCGAGGGCATTACTTTCAGTTCTGGCTTCTTGAATTGCTTGGTCATCCATTGCTTTAAAGGCTTTAAGAATACCTGATAGCTCAGCGCGATCATAAGTAATCGGATCACTTGCCACCATTTCTCTCCTTCAATATCTCCAAAGCGGTAAGGACATCTTCCGCATCATCCCAATATTGTTTGGGAATTCGCGTCTCGATTGCCAGAAGCGTTAGAAGGTAATTTATGCTTCCAGCGGTATGGCTTTTGGGTCTTGGTTGCTCACATCAATGTCGGCAACTGTTTCCATCCATACATCGAAAGCTTTAACTGGCTTACCAGCCGATTCGCGTTTCATTGCGTTAAGCCAA